AAGATCTCTCCTTGCACTAAAATATCTCTAAATTCATCTCTATCTATTACCTGTTGCTCAAATAATGCGTTCAATGCCGTAATATCTTGACCGATTAACTTCTCAATATCAAAGTCTCTACTGATTTTTACTTCTGGTGGCTCGATTCCAACATATTCAGCAGAAAAATTAAAACATTTTTGAAGTTTTTGTTCTAGTTCCATAGAAACCATCGCAAGCATCGAATTTGTATCAACACGATCTAGCCTTCTAGCGTCAGCAGATTCAGCTACAAACTTCTGTTGTGATAGTGTACTGATTCCAAGAGTAGCCATTTGCATTTGTAACTCTTTGATTTCAGCAGATTGAGCATCAAAAGCACTGGAAGCTGGTTCTACATAATAGATTTTGTTACCTGGCTGGGTAGCCATCGCATAATTTACACTGATAGCAAGGTCTTTGGTCTGGTCGTCATACCCTTCCATTACAAGCATTGGTTGAGATGCAACGTGCAAACTATGAATTAAATCAGCCTGTCTTTGAAAATGAGCAAGATTTAGATACGCAATATCAAGTAGAGGTGGTTTACTTATTAAATTTTCAGTTTTACCAGAATAAACAGTGACTAAAGGTATTTCTCCCAAAGAAAAATTACCAGATTCAGCTAATTTGTACTCTTGATCTGTAGTGCCAGTACTGAATTCACCCATGTAAGAATTATCATCAACGTCATACATCGCATCAATCTCATCTTTCTTACGAAAAACTCTATAACTACCAGGTTCGATCACTCTTACTTGATCGTAAACCTTTTCTCCAAATTCACCGTCAGGTAATACAGCTTTTTCTGCGATTCTTGCCTGTATGAGATTTCCATAGTTTGATTCTCTATCTAATCTCCAGCCTAAAAGATTTGTTGGATCTACTTCAATCCAATAGGGTCTACGATTCTGTGATCTTTCTTCTGCAAGACTTAATGCTCCAGAAGGTGCTGGATAATCAACAAGAATATGACTTTGACCATAAGTAAGAGAACACATTAATATTCTTCGTGCGTATTCGTCTAAATCTGAGCCACAACCATCAACATCCATCTTAAAAGTTTCTGTCCAGTATGGATCGCCTGTTAATGTTATTGGTTTTCTAAGAACTAAACCTGTAGCTGCTCTGATTAATCTTTGCGTAAAAGGAGAAAATACAGCACGATTTACTCTTGCCATGTAAGCTGTGTAATCCTCTCTTGGCTCTAACGGTAAAAATGCTTCGCTATTTTTTCTTAGATACTCTGTTCCCTCTGTAACAGCTTTCATTATTTCCCAACCTTTCATCATGTCTAGGACAGCCCTCGTGCGAGTAAAAGGACTGTCTATATCTCCAATAGTTGTGGAAGTTTGTACTTTTGTTCTGTAATCTCCAGGGATTGAATAAGTCATCAGTTAACACCTCCACCTTTTTAATGCTAACGCTTTTCTAGTAGGTCTGCCCTTACTATCTTTCATTGGACCTTTTACTCCTTTCATGCGAGCACAAAAGGATTTTCTTCTTGCTGCTCTTTTACCCGTAGGGTTCTTTTCAGTAACAGGGGCTTGTAAATTGCTTCCTGTGGCACGATTGTATTTAGCTCTACCTTTAGCAGTCAGTCCTCCCTTCTTAGACTTTTCGCCTCTTCCTACAGATAAACTGACTCCTCTGCGTTTAGCCATTATTTACCTACCTTTTTCATCGTAAGCTTATGGGCTTCGGTAAAAGTTTTACCCTTTAGCATTAATTTTTTCATCTCTTCCATGTGCTTTCTAGTATGAGTACCCTTTTTCTTATGCCTAGCTAAAGCATCTTCCTGTCTTTGAGTTAGCGTTTTCATTTTTTCTTCCTCTTTTTCTTAGACTTTAGCTTTTTAAAATCAGCACCAGTAATCTTATCCCGTGGTGGGGCAACAGCAGCGAGTTTACGTTGCTTTGCTGAATAAGATTTCTTAGGCATTAGATAGCGGAAGTGATAGCACCATTAGTTACAAAACTAACTGATACAGTTGAGATGTCTCCAACGGTAGAGCTAAATGAAGTTCCTGTAATAATTCCGTTAAAACTTAGTTTTTTAGCACCACCCGTGTCTAAAAATAGGTTAAATGTAGCGTCACCAGCATCTTCAGCAGTTAATACATCTGAAATGATTTCAGCAGTATCGTCTCCTGATGTTGCTGTGTAAAGAAGATCAACAGTACCAGAACCAGAGATTAAAGATCCTACATACTTTCTTGATGTATCTCCATGAGCAGTACACTCTAAAGTATCCTTTGTTGTATCTAAAGTCCAAGCTGTTGTAGAGGCTATTGCTCCCACTGTTCCAGTTCCGTTATCAAATGATACAGAGCCTTCTTCACCACGAAAAAATGCCATGATTTACTAAAAAATTTACTTATAAGACTATATTACCTTGAAACTGCGTTTTTCACAGTTATTTTTTCTTTTTAGTTGATTTTTTAGTACTTTTTTTCTTCTTTCCTTT